GTTCCAAATGGAATAACTACTTCCTCGGTATCTGCGTCTTTAACTTCATAAAAGATAGAAGCACTTGGTAAGTATTTAGCTGTTAATTCTGCTGGTGATGTTGCGAAAGCTGTAGTAGGATATAATTCTCTACCGACAACTCTAAACTTAACTTTTGAACCCTCTTTATATTCTGTTCTTAAGTTTTTAAAATAAATTTTTAATCTTTCTAAATCAGCAGTTACTAATGGTGATAAACTTCCTGTTGACCAAGAACTATCGTCCCACATTACTTCTAATTTAGGTGGATAAATTGTGTGTGTTTCTCTACCGAAATACTTTAGATTTCCTAATCTATCTGAACTACTTTCATCTTTTGTAGTATCACTTCCTGGATTGTATGAGAAATCACTTGAACCTGTATAGAGTGATTCTCTTTTTACTAAGAAGCCTCTATTTGGAAATGCTGAACTTGAGTAGATATGATTTTTCACTAAGTCTGTTACATCTACTCTTAAATCTTTTTTATCAAATGTTAATGCGTATGATGAACTAACTGAATATTGTCCACCTTGACTTCCTGTCCACCAAGCACCCCCGTCAGTCAATACTGAACCTGTTACCCAAGGTGTTTTTGCCTCGTGGTCTCTATACTGATAACTTACTCCGTCTTGTGTTACTGGGTCGTGGTCAAGTTTTCCTGTTCCTTGTTTCCAAGCACTACCACTAACCATATAAACAAATACATTTTGTTCTGCTTCAACTTCTTCTGATGTTGCGTCGTATAGATTTAAATAATATTTTGCAGTAGAAGGTATTTTATTATCTATGATTGATTGTGATATGAAAGAATAATCAAAGTCAATTAATATTCTTGATATGTTTGCAACCGAACCATTGTTTGAAACAACTTTATTAATTTCTAATATTTCATCTAAACCTGTATTGATTGATGATGTTGTTCCACCAGAATAAATGGTAGCATCTCTTTTTGCAAATTCAAAATAATGCATTATCTATCTCCTACTACTCTACCCTCAATATCTATGTTCGGGTATTTAAGTTCAAATATACTTGGGTCTAATGAAGTGTAGACGATTCCATCTCTTGTAGCTGAATCTAAATCATATACATTTCCACTATATCCATCTGATACTTTATGTTTATTTTCAATTACCACCAAATTTTTATTAGGATTATTGTCTTGTGGTGGAACTACTGTAACAACTCCTTCAACTAATCCAATCACATAAGCTATATCACTCAATACGATTGGTTGATTGATTTGCCACTTTTTAGTTTCAAAATGTTTTTTCACAGCTTGAATTGCATTAAACAATACTTCGTTTTTGTTAAATCCTCGTTTTACTGTGATTGAAAATCTTACACCAATATTAATAATGTATGCGTCTTTAAGATTAATAGCATCAGTCAATACTCTATATTGTGAAAGATATGTTTTGATATTTTGTTTTACACCCTCATTTAGTTGTGTTAACTTTTTATCTGATGTATATCCTAATAAATACATATTTAACGCCAATGGATTTGGAATAATATCAATTGATTTTATTCTTCTTATTTCACCATTGATTACTTCTAATTGTCCTTCTTGTTCTAATTGTTCGTCTTGAACAATATATGCTTTTGCAACATTACCATATTTTTGTGGTAAAGAGTAAACTCTTGTTATGTAGTCTGCTCTTGTTACTGCTCTGTTTTGTGCGTTAAAGAATGCACTTGCGTTTAATTTAATGTCTTGTAATTCTTCTGTGTTTGCTCCACCTGTGGCTCTTTCTAAATTAACAACTCTTAAAGAATTATTAGTAGCGGATTGAGTAGCTGAAACTAAACCTGTTGTAGAGTTTGAAAATGTAATACTTCTCAATCTATTTATTGTTCCAACCGGAACATTGTGTTCAACTGCTCCACCATAACGATATTTAATTGTCAATGTAGTATTACTTGGAGCCAATCCAAATGTTTGTGTTTTTAGGAAATTACTTGGGTCAAAACTTTCATCTAATCTTGACACACCAAAACCTAATGATGAACCAACATTATCAGGATTTGGAATTATTTCTTCATCTGCATTATCACTAATACCAGAACCAAATCTTATTTCCATTTTATTGTTATCAAGAACTCTTGTAGTAAATCTTCTTGATGTCTTGATAAGTTTTAATAAGTATGGTGTATCGTTTTTATATTGAGAAAGACTTGGGTCATTATCACTCGTATTTTCTTCTGTTTCAAATACAGTGTCTTGTGCTAAGAAAGGAACTTCATACCATTTGTTTCCGTTAGAATCTGTAATAGAAACTATTTCTGTTACTTTACTTTCTGCCAATATTACACTATCAAATGCTACTCCGTCTCCAAAAGTAAATGTTTGTTCTCTTGTTTTACCTGATATCGCAACACCCTTTTTAGTTAATCTGAAGTTTGTTGGAACACCACCAGAAGAAGGCTCTAATGCTGCAATGTCCATTGTGTCTAATGAACTTGATACTTTAAAATTAACATCATCTAACAAAGTAAACTCAGTTCCATTTTCAGAAGTAAATCCACTACCGGCTTCTAATTTACCAGCGTAATCTAAGTTTGGTTTAGAAACTGCAGATGCTCCTGTTCCTGTTGTTGTTGCTGGAACATCAAGTGTAAAAGTTAATTCTACGCTTGAAGGTGAAGCTAGTTTAGGTTTGTATCCTAATGATTGTGCAATTTCATAAATATTTTTTCTTTCTTCAGCCTGATTTAAAAGTGTTTCTCTAAATTGATTATCAACATAATAATTTAATACATCTCCAACATACGCAGCCATCTCAACGAACATCATACCTGGTGATGCTTCATTGAAATCATTATATTGGTTTGGGAAATAAGTTTTTGCAAACTCAATTAGATTTGCTCTAATGTCTGCAAAATCTCTACCAAGATAGTTAACTTCTTTCTTTACTATCTTTTTTCCAACTCCGTAATCTACTTCTCTAATGTTAGTATTAGGCATTATTATTCTCCAATGTTAAATTCTAATGAAAGTGAATCAAATGTATCAGGTTCAAGTGTAGTGGAATAGTCAACCGATACTAAAACTCTATTATCAGTTTGGTTGTCTTGAACTACTATAACATCATTTATTGTTATGTATGGTAGTTGACGATTAACTGCTTCTCGTATTGCTTCTTCAATGTTGTCTGATGTGATTTCATCAAAACTATCAAACAAGATAGCTTTTAAGTTTGAACCAAATGTTGGCTGCATAACTCTTTCACCGGGACTTGTTAACAATAGATTTCTTAGATTAGACTTTGATTGTTCTCTTACAGTTTTAGATTGTGGAAAAAATCCATCAACTCTATTATACTCTAATGGAAACTTGACACCAACATATATGTTGTCATCTCTATCTATCTCTCTTACACTTTTTGCCATTTGTTATTAAGGTCTATAATTACCTTCACCATTTTTCTTTTTATTAATTGCTTTCATCAAACCAGAATAATCACGAGTCAATGCGTTTTGAACTTCTTCAGGAACTTGGTCTACTGAAACTCCTGCTTTCTTGATTGTGTCAACTGCTCCCATTTCTCTTGCTCTTTCTTTATTCTGTCCTCTACCTAAATCTCCATATCCTAAGACTTCGGCCATATTGTCAGAACCTAAAACACCACCGCCCAATGTTGGATACTCTTCAACTTCTTGTGGTGTACCCAATGGTTTGGTGTTGTTCAATACTTCATTTAAAACTGGGTTTTTTGAGTATTGTTTTTTAGGTTTGTTAATAACCTTTTTAGGTTTAGGTGTAGAAATCGTTTCTGATAATTTGATTTCTTTTTCTTCATTAATAAATATCTCGCTCAGTTGTTTTTTGACTTCTTTACGAACAACTAATTCAATTATATTTCTTAATTTATTTTTGTTCATTATTACTCCTTATTTAAATTCAATCTGTTCTAATTCTTGTTGTTGTTTTGCTGACTCACCCAACATCTTTGTTAAATCTCTTTTTGCAGTTTCAGTTTCTAATTGAATATCTAATTCTAAATCTTTCAACATAAATCCGTTATACATACCTGATTGTAGGTCTGATTTAAATCTACCCATTACCGAATCATATGTAATTTGTGAGTTTGGATTTCCGTCTCCAAATACTCTTTGTCTTTGAAATATATATTCTTCATTTTCACCTGTATCTGGTATTCCCTCTAATGATTCTACTTCTTGTTTAGCTTTAAATATTCTGTCTTTTAATTCTTGTCCATTATCAATTTGACTTAAATCTCCACCATCATCTTCATATTTATTTAATACATCTTCAAAGTCAATCAACTCTTTTCCACCAAATGTTACGGAAGCTCCACTTAGTGCTCCATAAGCAAAAGATGAAATATATTCTTTCGGCCCTTCAATAATAGCTTTTGCGGTTTCAACTTGGGATTTAACTACATTATATTCTTCTTCAATTCTTTCTACATCATCAATCAAAGCTTGTAAATTACTTAAATTTGTAATAATATCTGCCATACCTGGAACTGGACTCCAAGCTTCCCTTAATTCATCAATGGTATAAGTTTTCCATTTTTTAAAGTCTAACCATTTTAAACTTGTTATCAATTTGTTTTGTTCTAAGGCGTCTCTAGCTTCTTGAATTGAATCTCTAATGTTTTTGAACCAAAGTGGATTTGGAATAGCTCTTGTTCCTGGAATAGCTGCAGGAATTAAACCATTAATTTTAACTATTAGTTTGTTAATATTTTTTCTGAACTCTTGTGCTTTATCAGCACCTTCTTCAACAATACCTTCAGGCAATATAACAACATTACCCGCCTTTACATCTTCAGTAATTCTATATACATTTTCTACATTTTGAACAAATTGTCTTGAATTAACATCTACGACTTCTGCGTTTTTTATTTGAACACTTGTTCCTTTAATATGAACATTTCCTTTTGCAAAAATTGCTATGTCATCTTCTTGTGCGTTCAACACAATTCTATCTGAGTTTAAAAATATTGAAGGTTCTGTAAATCCACTTTGTCCTTCTCCATTACCTGCAATAAATGGTTTGTTAACTGCATTTCCTTCCCTATCAAATTTCATATCATTACCCAAGTCTATTACTTGGTTTGGATATAATACTTGTTCTGTTGTAGTTAGTTCAATGGAAGAACCTTTTGTATTTTTTCTATAAGCTCCTATCGTTACATTACCACTATCACTTTTAGGA